ACTTGCTACACGACTAAACCTATTTTTATGTGTAAGGAGTAAGCAATATGCAGAAAACGAAAGGATGGGGGATTATTAGCTCGGTGGCGGAAGCTAAATTGCTTGGCGAAGTGTACAATGATATGCGATACCATGCCACGATATATACCAAGCCACACTGTGTGAAGTGTAGGCAGACAGTTATCAGATTAACGCTCCCGAAAGAAACACGAGCAATGGCTGACTATCCAGATATTAGAGAGAAGTTCATTGAAATGGGGATTAAAGCAATGCCAGTAGTCGTGGTAAGCAAAGGCAAGAACATTGAAGACATCTGGTGTGATTACCAGATAGACAAGATTAAGAAGTGGAACAAGGCACAGCAGAATAATAACTAAAGTGCTTGGGTTAGTGCGAACATATCCCGCTGGTAAGGCAAAAAGCACACATGGAGTTGTAGCTCAGTGGTAGAGCAATTGGCTGTTAACCAATCGGTCGCTGGTTCGAGTCCAGTCAACTTCGTTTTAACTTTAGTAATGAAAGGTGGTGAGGCTGGATGTGACAAAAGAAAAACTAAATAAAAAGCAACTGAAATTTTGTCGTGAATGGTTGAAAAGCCACAACGCTTATGATGCTGCAATTAAGGCGGGCTACTCAAAGAGTTACGCTAAAAACGCCACAATTCAAATCTTGGGAAATCGTGGAATCAAAGACTATATTGACAAACGGACATCAAAAGTTGAAAAGCAAGAAGATGAGGAAGTCGATATGGTTTTAACAAACATCTATCGAATTGCGACAGGAAAAGAGATAAGCAATCACTCGAAAGCTGTTGATAATCTCAAAGACAAAATTATCCACGATAAGACATACACCAGCCCTGCCGATACAAAAGAACAGATTGCTGCAGCTGAATTGTGGATGAGAATTAAAGGCCAGTTTAGGAATGATAACGATGAAATTGAGAAAGCTAAGGCTAAGAAGTTGAATGCAGAGGCTAAGATTGCAGAGGCACGTGCTAAAGCTATTGAGAATACTGGTGAAGATACTGAGACACTATTAACAGGTTACTTGAAAGAATTACAAAAAGGTGTGGCTGAAGATGACACTTAGTAATTTATATACCAAAAAACAAACTCAAGTCATCAAAACACTTAATCGTAATGATTGGAAGCTAATGATCAATTATGGTGCAGTTCGATCAGGCAAGACTGTAGTTGATAATGACATTTTTCTGCTTGAGCTATTACGTATCAAAGAAGTTGCAGATAAGTTAGGTGTCTCTGAACCAATGTATATCTTGGCTGGGTATTCTAGCAAATCTATACAGAACAACGTACTGCAAGAGCTTAGCAATAAGTATGGCATTGAATTCAAGTTTGATAAACATAATTCATTCAAATTGTTTGGTGTTAAAGTTGTGCAGACGTTTACCGGTTCGATTTCTGGGCTTGGCGCTATTAGAGGTATGACGAGTTTTGGCGCATATATTAATGAGGCTTCACTTGCTAATGAATTGGTCTTTGATGAAATCAAGAAACGGTGTTCAGCTCCTAATGCTCGCATTGTCTGCGATACTAACCCGGATCAACCGCAGCATTGGCTAAAAAAGAATTACATTGATAACAAGGACCCCGATGCTGGGATAGTAAGCTATCATTTTATCTTAGACGATAATACGTTTCTCCCTCCTGATTATGTTAGGCATGAGAAGGCGGGTACACCTAAGGGCATGTTTTACGATCGTGATATTTTAGGTTTGTGGGTATCTGGTGAAGGCATGGTATATCAAGATTTTAATAAGAAACAATCGGCTGTTAAGGCTGTGCCTGATGGGCTTACGTATTATTGTGGCATTGACTGGGGATATGAGCATAAGGGCTCAATCGTGGTACTAGGGGACGATACGCAAGGCAATACGTATCTAGTCGAGGAACATACTAAGCAACACCAAGAGATAGACTACTGGGTCAAAGTTGCTAAGGGTATTCAGCAAAGATATGGCAGAAATATCCGTTATTATGCTGATAGCGCACGGCCTGAACATGTGCAGCGATTCATTCGCGAAGGACTACACACAATCAACGCAGATAAAAACATCATGGCTGGAATTGAGACAGTTGCAAAACTGATCAAGACTGGTCATTTTTATTACGTTGAAACTGGCATACAAGAGTTCTTAGACGAGATATATCAGTATATTTGGGACGAGAAAAAAGGCATGCCAGTTAAAGACGAAGACCATGCAATGGACGCTCTTAGGTACGCATATTACACGAAACACAACCGCAAACCGGTTTCAATAATGAGAAGGTGATTATAGATTGGAAACTATAGTACAGGGCGCTGGTTCAATGATTAAAGGCAATGTATTCGCCTATCCAAGAGATAGGAATATGACACCTGATGATCTGCATGGGTTTATCAACGCCAATATAGAACTATCAAAGAATTACAACAAGTTGTATCGGTATTATTTGGGACATCACGACATTTTAGATGAATTTCGCAAGACTAAGCGCCCAGATCATAAGCTGGTGCCTAATTATGCTAAGGCGCTCACGGAGACGTTCAACGGCTATTTTATGGGAGTTCCACCAAAAATTAGCTTGAACCATGACACAGATAACATTAAGCTGCAAGATTGGCTTAATTGGAATTCATTTCAGGATAAATTAAACGAAACAAGTAAGATTGTGGACATCATGGGACGGGCATATATTTTTCTATATCAAAACGAAGATAGTCAGACTTGTTCAGCAGTCAGCGAGCCAACCAATTCATTCATCATCTATGATGATACAGTGGCACATCTGCCGATCGCATATGTTAGATATACATTTGACGACAACAATAATTTATCAGGCAGTTATTACACGCAATCAAAAGCATACACGATTGATACAGCATACAGATTGTTAGATGAGCGTATCAATCCGATTCAAGCTGTACCCGGTATTGAGTTTTATGCTAATGAAGAACGACATGGCTTATTTGAACCAGTCATGACATTGATTGACGCGTTCGACAAAGCACTGTCCGAGAAAGCTAACAACGTATCTTACTTCGATTCCGCATACCTTTTACTGCTAGGCTTACAATTTCCACATGATGAAAAGACAGGTGAGCCAATCGTTAATATTGATGGCAACGACATGATTGTGGCCGAAGACGCGGACGCTACCCAAGCGAGAGTTGAGTTTTTGAACAAGCCCGATAGTGACGGTATGCAAGAGCATTATCTTGATAGGCTGAATGACTTAATTTATCAAGTATCAAATGTGGCTAATCTCAAGGATGATACATTCAGTGGCAACTCTAGTGGCGTAGCAATTCAATACAAGTTGCTGCCAATGCTTAACCTAGCATCAACAAAAGAGCGCAAGTTTACTCAATCACTACGAAAATTGTTTGGACATGTGTTCGATATTGGCACAGTGGTTAATGCTAACGTGCAAGACTTGACGTTTAAGTTTATTCGTAATATGCCAGTCAATCTTGAAGACGAAGCTGATACAGCACAGAAACTGAATGGTATCGTATCAAAAGAAACGCAGCTTAAAAACCTATCATTCGTTGATGATGCTAAGCAAGAGATTGAGCGCATGAAAGATGAACAATCGGAACAGGTCAAACAAGCTCGTGTTGACTATGGTGCTGCTACCGATAAGGAGCTGAGAGGCAATGGTCAAGCAGAATAAATCCTATTGGAAAAAACGAATCAAACAAGAGCAAAAGTATATGGAACGTGCTACGAATATTCCACAACTTAAAGCATATTATCAGCAAGCAGTTGATGAGATTCAAGAGAAAATTGATGCTGAATATACTCGGCTGGATAAGCTAGGCTTTAATGCTAAAGATGTTAAAAATGTTGACATTCGCAGATACGAGCAAGAGGCGAAAGGGGCTGTTGCACGGGCTGACCGAATTCGTAAAGAATTGGGGCGTAATGCAAGACGTTCAGACTTCACTGATGAGGTCAATGATAGGTTAACGATATACAACGCTACAATGAGAATTAACCGGTTAGAATATCTCAAGTCACGCTCAGCTCTCTCGCTTGTTAAAGCTGGAGTAAAAGTTATTGGCGAAATGACAGCTCAATTGTTCAGCAAGTACGTTAATGAGTTCAAACGTCAAGCTGGTATATTGGGGCGGACCTTCCAACACATGGGCGCTGATAGGATAATTAAGCACGTGCTGGCACAGACAGACGGTGCAACTTTTAGTGAACGTGTGTGGAAGAACACGGACGAATTAAAAGCTCAGTTAGATGTGCTATTAACTAATAACCAGATACAGGGTAATAACCCCAATGTGATTGCTCGTAGGCTACGTGATTTAGTTAGCGACCAATTCGCTAATCAAGCTCAATATGTTACTGAACGGCTAGCGCGAACTGAATCAACACGCTTAATTGGCGAGGCTCAAAAAGAAAGCTATAAAAAATATGGTATTAAGTTTGTTAAGTGGATAGCTGAATCAAGTGCTTGTGATTTTTGTGAAGATATCGCTCATGGTGGTAAGGATGGAGAGGGAGTTTATAAGCTGGATAAAGTGCCAGCGTACCCACAACATCCCAACTGCATGTGTAGCTTAGCAGCATATGAAGGATAAGGTGGTATTGAATTTTTTCTTCGCCCGTAGAATATGACCTTGATAAGTCGTTAAACTGTCTTTTTATTATGCCGTTTTTCCTCGATTTCCGGCTAACAAAATCGTGAGTATACAGTGCACCCGCACTTAAAACGGAGGTTATTTAATTATGAAAATGGACTTACAATATTTTGCCAACCCTGAATCGGAGCCAGTGGATCCAACTCCAGAGCCAGAGCCGACACCAGAACCTGAACCAACTCCAGAACCAGAGAAAACATTCACTCAAGAACAAGTTAATGCAATGATCAAAGAACGGCTAGCACGTGAACAGAAAAGGTCTGAGGCAGAAAAGGCCGAAGTTAAAAAACTAGCCAAGATGAACGCTGACCAGAAACAGCAATACGAGCTTGAGAAAGCACAGAATGAGGCCAAGGAGGCACAGGCCCAGTTGGCTAAGTATGAAATGCAAGGACAAGCTCGCAAGATGTTTTCTGATTCCGGCATTGATCCAACTGATGAAGATCTAAGCCTGATTGTTACTGCTAATGCGGAAGAAACACAGCAGAATGCCAACCAGCTAATAGAGCTAATTGCACGTGTACGTGAAGATGAACGTACTAAGTTGCTCAAGGGTGAGACGCCAAAATCAGGCGGCGTCAAATTACCAACACAAGTATCACAGGATGAATTTAATCGCATGGATATGACGGAAAAAGTTAAATTACATGCCGATGATCCTGAACTATTTAAAAAATTAACAGGAGGTCATGAATAATGGCAGATAATATTACAAAAATTGCGGATCTAGTAAACCCAGAAGTGTTAGCACCAATTGTTTCATATGAATTAGAAAATGCGTTGCGCTTTGCGCCCTTGGCACAACTTGATTCAACTTTGCAAGGACAGCCAGGATCTATTTTGAAATTCCCTAGTTTCACGTATATGGGAGATGCAGCCGATATTGCTGAAGGCGAACAGATTCCTTTGGATAAAATTGGCACATCTCTCAAACAAGTAGAAATTAAGAAAGCCGCTAAGGGTACAGCTATCACAGATGAAGCTATTTTATCTGGTTATGGCGACCCGGTAGGCGAATCCACTAAACAATTAGGCTTAGCCATTGCTAATAAGGTTGATGGTGATCTGTTAGCTGCAGCTCAAGGTGCTACTCAGTCAGTTGAGTTTGCTGCAACCGTGGATGGAGTACAGGCTGCGCTAGATGTTTTTGATGATGAAGACGATGCACAGATCGTTGGCATCTTCAACCCCGTTGACGCTGGGACATTACGCAAGGATGCCAACAATCAGAATGCTGGCTCTGAAGTATCCGCTAATGAATTAGTGTCTGGCTCTTACTTGGATGTTTTGGGTGTGCAGATTATTCGTTCTCGCAAGATCGAAGCTGGCACAGCTATCTTTATTCGTGCAAATCAAGCTAAACCAGCATTAAAACTCGTTCTAAAACGCAATGTGCAAGTCGAATCTGATCGTGACATTAGGACAAAAGAGACAGTATTAACAGCCGATGAGCATTACGCTGCATATCTCTATAATGATGCCAACGTGGTATTAATGACAAAAAAAGTCTAACCCCGCCTAGTGGGGTAAAAGCCACCCCAACTAAAGACGGGGCCAATATCACAGCTGGCTAGAGAAGGAGGTTAATAATGGCTGACAAATATTTAAAAGCTGTAAAAGATGGGAAGGTTGTGGCTGTTGGTGATGACAAATCTGTAACTATCACAGGAGAACCTGCCAACACAAAAATTGTTAAAGGTGCCTATAAGGTTGCATTTGATGAAACAGTTGACAAGAGCCTGAGTGCTATTGCTAGTGCTTTGGTTGATGTGCCTGAGTTCACTACATTACCAATTTCGGTAACTGGCGTAACTTTGGATAAAACTACGCTATCGCTCGAAGAGGGAGCAACTGGACAATTAACAGCAACAGTCGCACCAACTGATGCAACTAACAAGACAGTTAGTTGGAGTTCTGATAATACCGAAGTTGCAACGGTTGATAGTTCTGGTAAGGTTACAGCCATTAAAGCAGGAACTGCAAAGATTACTGTCAAAACGACAGATGGAAGCAAGATTGCAGTATGCACAATTACAGTTACAGCACCTGCTGAAGGCTAACACATAGACAGAGACGAAAAAAATGAGACGAATCAGGGGGGGTGTAATGATTGGAATTAACAGATCTAAAAACAATGCTGCAGATCAAAGATAATAGTCGTGATAGTATTCTTAATTTAATTTCCAAGAATACCGAGAGTGCACTTTGTTTTAAGCTGGGTGAAGAAAAAGTACCTGATGAGTTAAGCTATATTGCTTTAGAAGTTGCTGTGAAACGATATAACCGCATAGCAAACGAGGGCATGAGCCAATATTCGCAAGAAGGTGAATCGATCACTTTTAATTCGAATGATTTTGATGAATTCACTGATGATATTGATATATGGAAAGATAACAATGGCAAGAAACCAAAATCATTCGGTAGTGTAGCATTTATTAGCGCTTATGGCGGTGATAGATGATGAGGTTTAACAATAACATTCAATTTTACTTTAGCGATGAGCATTATGATCCAGTAAAAGGTGAAAACGTAGGCGAGACAAAGCTAGTTGGTGAAGAATTTGCAAACGTAACTGACCTAGGAACCGACCGCTCGGTAGCCTTATATGGTGATGTTAATATTCAAGCGTACGTAATTCGCACGATAAACCCGATTGATTACAAATGGAGCTATTGCACGATTGATGAAGGGAACACGCAGTACATTGCTAACACTAAACGAGTGCCGTTGAAGAACAATACCTTGATTGTAGGTGAGCAAAAATGAGCTATAAATTTACACTAACCGGCGATAAAGAACTGCAAAAAGCTTTGCTTAATCGTGCTAAAAACAAAGCTATCCAAGCTATTGTTAAGCGGAATACAACACAAGTGCAACAGCAAGCTATGCAGAATGCTAGTTCAACCTATACAAAAGGTTACTCGACTGGAGCCACTAAAAAATCAATTGGGATTGGGCTTGAAAATGGTGGTTTGACCGGTATTACTGGTTTAGGAATGGCGTATAACCCTTATACCGAATATGGCACCCGTTTCATGGCAGCAGAGCCGTTACTGGGTCCAATATTCAAGCGACAAAAGAGTGTATTTATCTCTGAAATTAAGAAGGTGGTTAGTTGAGATCACCAGAAAAAGCACTGTTTGACTATTTTTATAGTCTGTCATTAACACACGGCTTACCTACGTTCGATTATTTGCCAGCGGAAAGCGAGACATCTTGTCCATTTATTTATATCGGGCAAACACAGACACAGGGGCAGAATAATAAATATAGTCGCAGTGATCATATATTCCTTACCATTGATGTGTGGGGAAGTAAAAAACAAAGAAAGACTGTCAGTGAAATAGCTGATGGTCTTTTTAATTGTGCAATTGGAAGAATAAAAACCGCTGAATATGAGTTTTATGGGCGCTCGAATCAGCAATCTAAACAGATGATGATTGATACTAGCGTCCCTAATACGGTGTATCAACGGGGACATATAGAAATTGAAATGGAGGTAGTTTTGTAATGGCAAAAGTTTTAAAAGGTGAAAAAACCCTACTATTTGCGCGTAAGCATGCAGACGCGGCAACTAAAGAAATGCAGTTAGTACCTTATCAGACGGGGCTAACATTCGATCCTAGCCGTGACGGTGATTCAACAGCTACAAAGAGCGGGTCAGTTAGTACAACTTCAAGTGTAGAGACTGACTTGGAAGTTAATTTTTTGAATAACACATCAGCAATTGCAGACGAATTACTGCAAGCATTATTTGACGGTACAGAAATGGACATGGAAATTGTTCGTACTGATCGGCAAAATGATGACGGAGAATATGAAGCTTGGTATATGCAGGGCTCTGTGTCGGAAGATTCAAATGACAATGATGCAGACGATAGTTCAACTCGTGACGTTTCTTTTTCGGTTGATGGCACACCTGAGCATGGCTGGACGGCATTTACACCAGATCAACAAGCTGATGTTGACTATCTGTTTAAGGGCCTAGCAGCAGTTACTGACGTTGATGAAAATGGTGGCGGTACTGCATGGACAGACACAGATAATGGCAAGAGTGTTGAACCGTCGGGAAAATAACGGCTCCGGCTAATGTCACAGCATCCGCTACTAGTGACGGAGCAAAGATTACAGCGGAATAGATAAAACTAGTCGCGTAGAAATGAACAGTATGCTACGGCACGCGGCTTTTATGGAGGATATAGTAATGCAGATCAAAGTTAATAATAAAGAAATTGAATTGAAGTTTGGTATCAAAATGATTCGTGAACTTAATAATATCGCCGGTATGGATGTTAATGGCGCACCGTTTGGCATGGCTATTGCTAAAGTAGTGCCTGAGTTGCGTATTGGTGACCCGTCCGCATTGTCTGATGTGATCTATGCAGCAACTGCTACAGTACAGATGGGACGCCCTAGCCGTGATGAGATTGATGATTTTGTTGAAGAAAACGCAAACGAAAAAATGTTCGATGAAGTTACCGCAGAAATGAACAAAGCGAATGCTTTAAAAGCAGCATTAAAAAACATGAGAGCCTAAACGATGAGCAGGATAACAAGACCAGTGAACAGACGTATCACGAAATTGTTTTAAACTGTCTAACTCGTTTAGGCTTTACTATTGCTCAAATGCACGAAATTGAGTGTCTAACGCTGGTTGAGTATCAACTTGGCATGGAAGCATATGCCATTAAAAAGGCGCTCAAACAAGAAGATATTGCCTTACAAGCTTGGCTTAATCAACAAGTACAAGCTACTACTGGCAGCGATAAGCACCCGAAACCAAAATACAAAAGGTTTACTG